GACTCAACAGGTATTAGAAACTTAACTATATCAGGTACTTTGACTATAGGCTCTAACACAGCAACAACTTTACAAGCTGTATATCCAGTAGGTTCTATTTATATAAATGCAGCAGTAGCTACTAATCCTGGAACATTATTAGGTTTTGGTACTTGGGCGGCTTTTGGAGCTGGTCGAGTTATAGTAGGTTTAAACGCAGCAGATAGTGATTTTGATACAGTACAAGAAACTGGTGGTACTAAAACGCATACATTAACTATAGATGAAATTCCAGCTCATACCCATGATGTAACAATGAGTACAAGTGACACTGATAATAATAATTTATCAGAAGGTGATGCATCAGGAACTTCTACTTTTACTACATCTTCAACAGGTGGTGGACAAGCACATAACAACTTGCAACCTTATATCGTTGCATACATGTGGAGAAGAACTGCGTAATGGCAACCTTTCAAGTATTAAATCCAAAAGGAATGGTAAAGGATACTAATGACACAGCATTACCTAATGAATTTTTTTCACATACACAAAATGCTAGATTTGAAGATAACGCAGCTAAGAAAATATTAGGCCAAGACCAAGTATTTGGCACACCTTCAGTAGCTCCTTATTTTGCTTTAAATTGGAAGACAGGCGCTAATAGTTATTGGTTCTATGCTGGTTCAGCTAAAATATACAGATACAATGGTTCTAGTCATGAAGATTTTACAAGAGTATCAGGTGGAGATTATTCTACTAACTTGACTGCTTCAGGCAACTGGACTGGTTCTATATTTAATGGACTAGCTATTTTAAACAATGGAGTAGATGAACCACAATGTTTAGCAAATACAGGTGCTAATAAGTTTACTGACTTAACTAATTGGCCAGCAAGCACAACTTGTAAAGTAATAAGACCTTTTGGTAATTACTTAATAGCTTTAAATATGACTGAATCTTCTGTTAACTATCCTAACAAGGTTAGATGGGGAGATGCAGCAGAAAACCTTACACTGCCTAGTTCTTGGACAGCATCAGCTACAAACGATGCTGGTTCAGCAACAATAGGTGATGCAGGTGAATTTATTGTAGATGGATTTCCACTTAAACAATCTTTTATAATATATAAAGAGAATAGTACATACATTATGACCTTTACTGGTGGTAATCTAGTATTTGATATTAAAAAGCTATTTGATGACTCAGGTGTTTTATCAAGAAACTGTGTAGCAGAATTTAATGGTAAACACTTTGTAGTAACTAATGGTGATATTATTATTCATAATGGTGTGTCTAAAGATTCAGTTGCTTCAAATATAATAAAAAGAACTTTATTTTCAGAAATTGATAGCACTAATTATGCTAACACTTTTGTTACTCACAACACGCAAAAAAATGAAATATGGGTATCTTATCCAACAGTAGGCTCAACTTATTGTAACAAAGCATTAATATGGAATTATAAAACAGAATCTTTTAGTTTTAGAGAATTACCTGATATTTTACATATAGCAACAGGAATAGTAAATCCTGGCGTATCTACTGTCGTATGGTCAGGGCAATCACAAAGTTGGGATTCCTACAGCACTACTGAGAACTGGGGGCAAAGAAACTATAACCCTACAGAAACTAGTATACTAATGTCTAGCACAGGAGATACTAAACTCTATAGAGGAGATAATGGGTTTGATTTTGCTGGAAATAACTTTACTATGATTTTGGAGAGAAAAGGATTAACCCTCGATGGTAATACTAATACTGTAAAACAAGTAAGAAAGATTACCCCAAGGTTTTCTAGCACAGGTTCTGCTGAAGTATTTGTAGGAAGTTCTATGACCCCTGATGGTACATATACTTACAAAACACAGCAAACCATAAACCCTGATACACAAAACAAGGTAGATGCTAGAGCAACAGGTAAATACATAGCTATTAAGTTTCAAAACACAACAGCTACAACTTTTGAATTAAACGGATATGATATAGAATATGAGGTAATAGGAGAACGCTAAATGTCACAAGCACCTAAATATACGCCTAATCCAGTACCTGATAATCCTGAAGATTTACCACAATATTTATTACAAGAATTTCAAAAAATACAAGGAGCATTAGAAGAAAACCCTATAGCTTTTATAGAAGAAAAGAATGTAGAACCTAGCAGGGTAAAGCAAGGTGATATAGTTTATGCTGATGGCACTAACTGGAATCCAGGACAAGGAGAAAACCTATATTACTATGATGGTTCGGTATGGAGAGCATTTGCAGGTGGTAGTGGTGCAGGTGATTTTGGTTTCTTTTATGATACAACTGACCAAGCACCAGCTTTAGTAGATACAGCTTATCCCATAACTTTTGATAGTTCAGGCGATAAACAAGGTATAAGCATTGATGGCACAGATTCAAGTAAACTTAACTTTACTCATACAGGTAAGTATCATGTAACTTTTCATGCGACTTTATCATCAGGAAGTTCTAATACAAAAACTGTATACTTCTTTCCAAAGGTAAATGGAGTAACCAGTTCTCAGTCTACGATTATTTCTACATTACATGAAAATTCAGAGAAGAAAATAATATCTAGGAATGGAATATTTAGCATAACAGCAGGACAATACTTACAAGCATTTTGGGCATCAGACAGTACTGACGTAGAACTACAACATAATGCAGCTACAGCATTTGCCCCTGAAACCCCATCTGTTACACTCAGTATTATACAAGTAAGTCAATAGGAGATAGCTATGAACTTATATATATCAGGAATACCATCAAATAGAATTAATGAGGTTTGGGAAGACTGCGAACCTTATATAGAAATGGGTAATGGTAAGAGTAGAGATGAAATGTCTGTCGAAGATATCTACAAAAGATTATCAGAAGCTCGTATGCAACTGTGGTTAGTGTTTAATGATGATAGAGAAATTATCTCGGTACTTACTACAGAGATTATAGAATACCCTAGAAAGACTATGTGTAGAATAGTTACTCTAGGTGGACAAGACCTAGACTTATGGGTAGAAGAATTACTAAATACCTTAGAAGAATGGGCGTTAGAAAATGGTTGCGTAGCAATGGAAACAGTTTGTCGCAAAGGATTTATAAAGAAATTAGAGAGATTTGGGTATGAAAACGCATACACAGTTCTCGTAAAAGAACTCACAACAATACATTAGAGGTAAATATGAGTAAAGGAAGTGGCGGAAGCCAAACACAAAAATCAGAACCATGGGAAGGACAAGCTCCTTACCTAAAAGATATATATTCTCAGGCACAAAATCAGTTTAGACAAGGGCCATTACAGTTTTTTCCTGACCAAACTTTTGCTCCAGTAAGTGATACTACTATTGCTGCTGAACAATTAGCTAGACAAACAGCGCTTCCTCAACAACAAGCAAGTGCAGATGCTTTGTCAATGGGATTACAGTCACAATTAGCAGGACCAGCAGGACTTGCAAACAACCCATATTTAGCTGGTGCAACAGAAGCTGCGTTAAGACCTCTATATTCAGGCGCACAAGGTTTATTACAACAAGCAAGAAGGGATGCAACAGGAGCAGGCCAACTGGGTGGCTCAAGACAAGCTATATTAGAAAAAGGAGTAATAGGAGATTATTTGCAAAAAGCAGGCGATGTTTCTGCTAAAATGTATAATACTGCGTATCAAAACGCATTAGAAGCTCAAACAAGAGCGTTAGGTTTAGCTCCAAGCGCTATGCAAAGTATTGCTCAACCAGTAGCTACGCTAGCTGGATTAGGTGCTTCTGAAGAAGCTAGAGCGCAACAAGCTATAGATGATGCAAGAGCAAGGTTTGAATTTGCACAACAAGCCCCAGGTGAAGCATTAAGTCAATATGCAAATATTGCTGCTGGAAGTATATTACCAGGAACTGTAACCGCTAGTGGTGGCGGTGGTGGGTCAGGCATGGGGTCTGCTTTAGGAGCTGTAGGTGGCGGCACATTTGGAGCGATGGGTGGTGAAATACTAGGAACAGCAATAGGAGGGCCTATAGGAATGATAGGCGGAGCATTATTAGGGAGTCTATTCGATTAGGAGAAAATTATGGCAGAAATTAGTTACGAAGAATATAGAAAACTTTATCCATCCTCACCAACAAGAGAGGATTATAATGATTTTATTGAATCAAGAGAAAATCAACCAAAAGACTCTATGGAAGCTAGGCGTTCTTATTTAGAAAGTCAAACAGGATTATTAGATTCAGTTACATCATTACCAGGAAGTATAACAAGTATTTTTTCAGAAACACCAAAAGACACAATTGACCCTATAACAGGAGAAACAAGAGAATTTAGACAAAGAGATGTTGTTACAAAAATGAAAGAAGGACAATCTATTTCAGCACTTCCTACTTTCAAACTAGGAATAAACAACCTTGCTGAATATGATGCAGCAGGAAACCCTGATTATGCCTTAAACACCAGACAAGAAACAGACATAATTAATATAAGTAAAGAGGGTTTAAATACTGTAGGTCTAGAAAAACTTAAACAAGGAATAAATGAATTTCAAATTACTGATTTTAAGCCTGAATATATAGCTGACAAAGGAAGCCTAGTATTACAGGATGATGGAACATATAGAAATTCAGCTTTTGGAGGAATGCTCCCTAAAGGAGTTGTTTTTGGTAAAGATGGTTTATTATCTTCTCGCGCAGGAGCGCCAGCTACTGTTACGGGTAGCGGGGCAATTCAACCTACCCCCGATGTTTCTCAAGTCTTATCAAACTTATCAATGGCGGGAACAGGAGCTGACACAGCAACAGCTGGAATGGATTTAGCTGGAATGGAAAGTATGGCAGGATTACTTGGCAAAGTTATGATGATGAGAGGGTTATTAGATAACAGTTCTCAAAACCCTATGGCCGCAGCACCAAGAGGAGCGCCAGGGTTAAACTTACAAAGACAAGATTTATATAAACGATACAGAGGTTAAAACAAATGGCTCAAGGAAAAGAATTATTAAATATAGCTTTGCTTAATGCAGCTTTAGATATGTCAGAAGGTAGAGGTCTAGGAGAATCTATTGGAAGAACAGCTCAAGGATTAAATTTAGTTGGCCAGTTTGAACAACAACAAACAGGAACTCAATTAGATAATGCAAAAAAAATGCTAGAACTTGAAAAATTGCAACAAGAGGTTTCAAAGGCAGGAGAAGAATTAGATGTTCCTGAAAAAGCATATACAAAAGAACAACAAGCACTAGATGCAACCATTCCTGAAGCTTTTGGTATTGTTGATGTGGTAGAAAGACAATTTACTTCAGGTCTAGGTTTGTTTAATATTGGCCCAGCAGAAGGTTATGAAGCAAATATTGCAAAACAAGCCGCTGATGATTTAAACCAAAATATAAAAATTGTATTAACAGAAGGATATAAAGGTAAACCAAGTAACTTTCTATTAAAAAGTATAGAAGAATTATTGCCATCAGGTTTTATGGGTGACCCTAACGCAACCGCTAAATATAGAGTTTTAAGACAGCAATTTATTTCAAGAGAAAAAGCGCTTTCAGAAGAAATAAAATTAGCTAAACCTAATTCTAAAACTTTAATAGATTTAGTACAACAAAGAGCCAATGTGGTACAAGTTAAAAAGAGATTAGATAATGTTTTAAATTCTTTTATGGGCAAAACTCCTTTAAAATCAGACCCTTTGAGTTTTTATGCTGCCCCAGGGTTAGAAGCTGGTGTAGTAATAGAAGATGATGAACAAAGTTTAAAAGCAATGACAGATGAATTTTTAGCAGCTAATGGAGATTTTGACTAAATGGCAACTTTAGAAGAATTAGAACAACTTAAACTTGCTGAGCAAGGAAACCAAGAAATAAGAGATGCTGAAAAAGTTCAAGAATACTTTAATGCTTATAAATCTCAAGGTTCTTTTTTAATGGAAAAAGGACAAATAACAGAAGAACAATACTTTCAGAATGTTAGAAATATGGGGGTTAGGCTCGAACTTATTGGCCCCGATGAATATCCTGATGAAATTAACGAGTATGTAAAACCTGTTATGTCTATAACAGGCGCAACCATAGGTGGAATAGTAGGAGCAGGCCTTGCTCCAGTTACAGGTGGAATGAGTTTATTAATAGGCCCGTTAGTGGCTTCATCTATTGGTGCGGGTGTTGGTGCGGGTGTTGCTGAAGTCGCTTATAGAGGAGTTCAAGAATTATCTGCTCCCGATGCGTTGCCGCTAAGAGATATGGAACAATTAGCATCATCAGTTGGCAAAGAAGCAGGTGTTACAGGAGCTTTATCTTTTGGTATTGGTGGCGTTTTAATGAATGCTGGTAGAGCAGCATCAACCGCAAGGTCAGCTAGTGCAAAAACTGTAGACAGATGGACAAAAGTAGACCCTAATAAAAAACAAGAAGTATTAAGTTTTGTAGATAAAGCTAAATTAAAAATACAATCATACTATGTTCAACCCGAAATGTTTAGACAGCAAGTTGCAAAAATGGCAAAAGAGCAAGGAATAACTTTACCTAACTCGGTAGTAGCTTCTCCTTTACTTAAATCATTAGCTGAAGCCTTTGCAAAAACACCTCTTTTAGGTGCGCCAGCTAGAGCAAGTTTTGAAAAAGTAAGAACAGATGTTATTAACAGAGTTATTAAAGGAACTAAAAACGGAGAAACTCCCGAACAGTCTATAAATGCTTTTTTAAGTAATTACAAAATAGCAACAACAGGTGATGATATAGGAAAAATAGTTGCTAAATCAGGCAAAGGACCAGCTTCTAAAATAGAAGAACTAGCTTTAACTGCAACTTTAAATGCTGTTAAAAATGCTAAAATATTAAATGAAAAAGTTTTAAACTCTCAATCACAAATAAAATCAATATTAAAAAGCGAAGTTTTTAAAAATAAAAATGTTTCATTAGCTGGATTTTCTAACAACTTTGCCCAAGCTAATGCTAGAGGAGATTTAGGAGAGCAAGGAATATCTTCTGTAAATAAGTTTTTACAAAAAACAATGAAAGATGGAAATATTTCAGGAAAAAATTTAGAAATTTTAAAACAAAAAATGGATGATACTTATCTTACCTACTCAAATAAAGCTTTGGTAAACAATGCGGTTTCTGCTTCTCAAAAAAAAGCTTTTAATAAATTATATAGTAATTTCTATGATGATATAGGCAGGTTGGTTACAAACAAAGCTGGATATAATCAAGCAACTCAGTCTTTATCAAGAAATCTTAAGGCTCAAGATAGATTTTTAAGAAAAGCTGAAGATTCAGGAGTTCTTAATAGTTTCAATAGTTATGTAAGAGAATTAAAAGGAGCTAGGTCTAGTGACTTTACAAAAGCTGTACACGATGACATGGGTTATAAAATAGTAGATGATGTAGGTCAGGTAAAACCATTTCCAGGTCTAAACTCAGAAACAATTACAGAAGGCATGAAAAATGCTGCTAAAAGCGATGCTAGTGCAGCAAAATTAGTAAAAAACATACAATCAGCAAGATTAAAAGACCATAAAGAATTAAAGAATGTTATAGGAAGTAAGGCTTATAACAGAATAGCTAAAAATGAAATGGATGCTAAATTTGAAAAAACTTTTATAGCAGCTATGAATAGAAGATATGCTGATGTAGGAACAGCAACTTTGGATGATTTTACTGCTATGTTAGCAAAAGAAGAACAAAGTATTAGAAATATTTTAAAAAACGGAAATTTTAATTATACTTTTAAAGACCTAGAAACATTTGGTAAACTAATTCCTTATTTACCTTCACAACCCGCATTAAATCAGTTTGTACAAAGAAACATGATGTTAAATTTGGCCAATGGAGGAACTATTGCGGCATTAGGAAGTGTAACAGGAGCTGGAATGTTAGGCGGAGGAGCTGGAGCAGTTGCTGGCATGGGAGGTTTATGGATATTTAATAGTATTATGGCCAAGCCTTATGTTAAAGGAGCATTACAGAAAGCTGCTAAAGCAAAAGGGCAAGAGCAGGTATCTCAGTTTCAAGCTATTCTACAACAAATGAATAGTTATATAGCTCCTTTTTTAAAAGGGCAAGAAAAAATAATTAGAGAAAATCCTGAGTTAAGACAATATTTAACCCAAGGCGGTTTACAATTTTTAAACGAAAATATAATGCCTGACTTTAGTGGAAGAAATTTATGATACCAATGGAGCTAATTAGCATGTTAGGTAGCACCGTTTTAGGTGGCATCATGTCTATTATGGCACAGAAAGGACAAGCTGAACAAGAAAAGCAAAAGATGCTGATGCAACGAGCAGGATTTGCAGCTAAACAAACTGATAAGGCTAGAGATGTTAAAGATGCACATACTAAGCATACTCGTAGATGGATAGCTTTAATGTGCGTATTTTCTATTATTGTAGTACCTATTATTGCTCCTATCTTTACTGATGTTAATGTTATTTATCAAATCGTAACTGAAGCAGATAGTGGTTGGTGGATATTTGGTTCTACCTATGAAACATCTGTTTGGAAAGAAAGTAATTCAATTTTTATAACAAGTCTACAATCACACACAATATTCTCAATTATTGGTTTATATTTTGGTGGTTCTTTAACTAGGAAGTAATATGGTAGCAAAAAGATATCAAAACAAAACTGGTGGCTTAAACGAAGCTGGTAGAAAGTTTTTTAAAAGAACTACAGGAGCTAATCTTAAAAGACCTGTAACAGGTAAAGCACCTAAAGGCTCTAAAGCAGCAGCAAGAAGGGCTAGTTTTTGTGCAAGAATGGGTGGCGTTAAAGGTCCTATGGTTAAAAACGGAAAACCAACAAGAAAAGCCCTAGCACTTAGGAAATGGAAATGTCGCAAATCATAACTAAGCAATGCTTATGGGTAATGCTGGTTTTAATATTAGTCTATGGCGTAGCTGATGCAATAGGTGATGTAACAAGTTCAGGCAGCACCACTAATACGCAAAGTAATAATGCTGGGTCAAATACTGCCATTACTGGTGGGTATGAATCTAGTACTACATATCAATCAGGCTCATCTTCTAACACTACTACGAACAATGAAACCAATAACAGTACAAATACTAAAACTGCTGTAAACCCCTCTAATGCACCCAGTATGAGTGTATATGGGCAAGACTCCTGCGTTATACCACTTGCAGCAGGAATGACTGTAATCGGCTTCTCAGGCTCTTTTGGGAGCTATTATACAGACCCTAACTGTGAAAGAAGAAAGTCTGTAGCTGTATTAGCTAAACTCGGCATGAAAGTCGCAGCAATATCTTTGATGTGTCAAGATGAAAATGTATGGGAAGCTATGATGAACGCAGGTACACCATGTCCTATTGATGGATTAATTGGCGAGAAAGCTAAAGCTAGATGGACTGAAAAACGCAAACAAGAATTAACAGGAGCTTCTCAAACTAAACCGAGTATGACTTGGAATGATTAGAGCAATACTATTATTATTTCCTTTGTCTTTATTTGCTGAAGTAGTTACTACTACCAATCTTATTAGCCAAGATTTTACAGATGGCTCATGGGATAACCCAGTTAATAGTTGGC